GGATTTTGAGGATTAAAGTCTGAGTTAGGGTCATAAATTCTGACAATACAAGTACCAGCCTCGTAGATATCTCGGGCAACGTTTCGTCCACGCCTGATACTGATTCTGCGAGTTCGGTCAGTCAAATTTACAACTAATGCAGGTGCAGTTGAATCGGATAAAATGTTTGTGCCTAAAATTCCATTTGATGGGTCGTCAAGCGTAAAAGGTATTCCAAAAGTTGCGCCCGACGAAAAATTTAAGGAAACGTCTAAGGTTGCCGGTAATGTCATGGCTGAAATGCGCCAAGCAATCTACCGACGGCACTTGGTGAGCCTGACAGGTTAGAGTTCAATAATCCGTTTCTTATCTGATCTACCAAGTCAGCGTCTGAAACTACATTACCTGCATTGTTAATAGTTATGTTAAATGAAGGTACTTTAACTCCTACGTCACCCATTACGCCGGTTATTGATTGGTACTCGGTAGTTGCTTGTGGTGCATTAGCAAGAATTGATGCAGCATTTTGAGAAGTTATATTTACTCTAGTATTGCCTTCAACTGGAAGCGGCTTCATTTGTAATAGCCGATACATCTCAATCATCTTAGCAAGCAGGTTGTCAATCTCAGAACCCCAACCCTTAAACGGATTAAGTGCCATTGGAATCTTTGAAATGGCTGTTGCAAGATCGGTGGTTTGCAATTGAGTAATAGCCAATTGCTTTCCAAGTCTTTCAGCCTCTGAAGCGTTACCTTGAAGTAATGCTAATTGTAGGTTTAATCTTAGTTTTTCTTGCTCTGTAACTTTACCTTGCAAGGCTGCAAAGATTTCAATTTGAGCAGTATCAAACATGCTTCCGAATTGTTTAATCTTGGCTTGATCTTTTGCCAATTGCTGTTGAGCCTTCACCAATGCCTGTTCTTTCTTAATTGCTGCTAGTCGATCTTTAGCCGTTTTAGCGGCTGCGGCTTGCTGTTTCTTTTGGTCTGCTCTTAAAGCCTCATAATTGAAGTTGGAACTCATTGGGTCAAAAGGCTTGTCAAAGTTCATTTTGTAGGCAAAGGTGCTGCCTGACTTATCACTTAAGAGTTCGCTAACGGGAGTGTTAAGGAATTGCAGATTACCTTTAATAAACTTGCTGACCATGCTCATAGCCGTTACGGACTTTTTGGCAACAGTTTCCATAAGTGAACCGGTCTTTTCAGCATTTATATTCAAATCCTCAAAAGACTTAACTAATCCTTCGCCTACGATCTCTTTAACAACGTCCATGCTTGCGGCTAGGATTGCCATTTGACCGGCAGCACCGGCGGCTGAGGCTTCGCCTTGTCCTGCGAATTGTTTGTTAAGTTCTGCTTGAACGTCTGCAAAATTCTTGCCTTTAAGTGAAGCCGTACTGTAACCAATGTTCAAACCTACTAAGGCTTTATTGTTTCCTAAGTATGATTTACTTAAAGCATCTACGGCAGTACCGAGATCAACTCCCGCACCCGCTGATAAATCTAGGGCAGTCAAAAGAATGTCTTGAGATAACTTTGCATCTAAAGTGGTGGAAACTAATTGGCGCATTGCCGGACGAAGTTCGTCATCCAGTATGCCCCTAGTTTTTTGAAGCCTTTGAATAAATGCTTCCGTACCTATTGTTTCAAATGACATGCCTAGATTGCCTAAAGTTAAGGCTAATGACTTGGCTGATTTTTGTTCTTGAGCGAAGGCTTGGACAGATGACTTAGCAAACTTCGTTACTTGGTTAACACCGAAAGCAACACCAAATGCACCGGCTAACTTATTGGCACTCTTGCTTAGTTTAGTTAAAGAGTTTTGGGCTTGCCTTGCACCTTTATCTTTGTAGGTTGAGGTAATTGCAATATCTATGGGTGAGAAACTGACCATTATGCCGCCTTATCAAATGTTTTATATTGTGCTTTAGAAACTCTTTGAAACCATCTAGTCTTGGCTTTATCGATTGCTTTCATAACTGCATCTTGGACTTTGCCTTGATCGTCATAAAATGCTTTGTAAAGTAAACGTCCCTCTTTTTTACGACCTCTGCCAATGCTGACTAACTTTTGTTGGTTGTTTAATGCGTTAACAAATTGATAACCGGCAAAAGGGTTATTGCTTGCATACTGACCGGTCTTACGTGTTCGCTTTCCTAAAGATTGGTAAGTGCCTTCATATCCTTGCACTTGACCTTTTTTATCACCGCTTATGTTTACAAAACTTGCACGCCCTTGAGGGTTCTTTCGTCCGGCTGTTTCATAGATAGCACCGGCAGCAGAATGGTTTTGTAAGATAAATGTTTGAACAAATCCTGATCGATTGCGCTTAGTAGTTCCTAAGTCGTAACCTAAACCTTTTCTAATTTTCCAAGGGTCATATTTAGGAAAGCCACGCTTGCGACCTGATCTTGATTTTGCTTCTCTGCCTTGGCTTGTCCAGCCGCTATCTAAGCCTGAAATCCTTGCACGAACCATGCCCTTTGCTCGGTCTGAAATACTTTGCATTGCAGGGTCAATTTCCTCAAGCATGTCCTTATAGAGATCACCGGCAAAGTTCTTAAGACTATCTAAAGTCTCATCTAGCCCTGCGACCTCTACTGGCATTTTCCATCCTTTTTGCGTCCTCTTTTAGAACGTTTAGTGTTGCTAAAAGTAACGATCTGTCCATATTAATATATTCGCTATGCGGTATGCCTGTTCTAACTGCTAATAAAGCAATTAAATACGTCGTGTCATACCGCGTTACCCATTTGGGGCGTCAGCATCCAAAATCTCTACCTTAGATAGAGTTTCTAAATACTTGTCCCCAAATGGTACGACTGTAATTCCGGAACGTCTTTCGGCTTCCCATGCGAGCCAATAGATATCCGATTGTCTTTCCTCATCTCTGAATCTCTTATGAAACCCAGTCTTAAATTGTTGTTCAAATGCGTACTCAAGTGCAGGACTGATATCAAAATCCGATACGTCGCCTGAAGCCTTTGTCACTCTGAGTTTAATCATTTAATCTCCTTAGAATGTACCTGTTGTCGCAACTGTAATTGCGCCGTTAACAGTCCATGTTACATCCTGAGTACCAAGATCGCCAACTCCGCCGTTAATGTCGGTGGTGTTATTTACTAGGCAAGTCATTGTATAAAGAGGGTTAGTTGCTGAAACCGCAGTTCCTTTTTCTTGCAAAAGAACAACAGTTACTGAAGTACCCCAAGCGGCTTGCAAAGTTGCAAGAACGTTTGCTGAAGCGGTGTCGTTTAGGAATGAAATTGAGACGTTTGAAGTCTCAAGTCCTTTTACATATTTTTCACCGGTATCACCCATTGCGGTTACAGATAATTCATTGAATGATCTGTTTAGGGTTACGCTTGTTACGTGGTCTGAAAGATCGACAGTATTAACCTTTACGCCGACCTTATTGTTTAGAAATACAGCCATTGGTTATTCCTCATCTTTCTTTGAGATTGGTTTAGGCTTTTCTGTTTTTGCTACTTGCCCGACTTTTTCAAGCCAAGCCTTGTCCTCTGAAGGAACATCATAAATTTCGGTCATGTTTTATCCCCAACTTGTCATTATAGAAATTGTTAAATCTGCACTTAGCATTTCCCCTGCGCTTGCTGATAAAACATTGGGTGCAGATATATTACCAACGCTAATTTTGAGGGTAGTTATTGCTGCCAGTTTATTAAAAACACCGACGGCAAAATCCTCAATTCCGTTTAAGTTACCTTGATTGTCTAGCATTGGAACAATCATCACTAAACGAAAATTTACTTTTGGCGCAACGCTTGAATAAATATTGTTGCTTGGTTCAATATATGGGTCATCCGGTTGGATAATTATTGAATTTGCTATGGGTGAGGCAGGTGGATATGAAAACACCTGCCATACCCCTGCGTTAGTTAACGCAGTCGCAAGGGTTGTTCTGAGAGTTGTAACGGCAACTGTCATCAGCCAACCAAGCCATTAGGTGATAAATGATTTGCTATTAACCCGCGGATTCTCGCGAGAAGCGTGTTACCCATTTTATATGGTGAAGGTTGGAAGTCAGGCGAAATTCCGCCATTGGCTGTTTGCTGTCTGCTTTGCCAAATGTCAACGGCAATCATGGCAGTTCCTTGACGAATTTCGGGAACAGTTGCGTAATCTGTTCCATGAAAAGAACCTGTTATTATTCCGTAAGGTTTTACTAAATGTGCATTTTGGTCAGCACCGGATGCTTTTGTATATTGAAAAGATAATGGAGTTGTTGCGGTAATTGTGTAAGTTCCGTTAAAAACTGCACCGCTTTCGGTTATGGCAACAGATTGACCCGTTACGAACCCATGAGGTTGAACTGTTACTATTGTTGCTGTTAAACTTTTTAATTCTGTTGAATAAACATAAGCCTTATTGAACCATAGAAAGCCTTTAACTATATTTTCGGCAGCCTGAGCCACTTCCTCAACTACTGCATCAGAATACAAACTTCCAATGCCAAGTAA